CCTCTACCGATAGCATATTTATATGCAATAAAATAGCCGATAGCATCATTCAAATGGTCAAAGCCGCTTGATTTATCTGGCTCACCATTTTTCGCGTATGCTTGGCGCTCCAGACCTTCAATAACATTAGGGCATTTGTCAGGGTTGACCAACAGCCTTCGCTTGCCTTGGCTGCAAATCATTTGGTTGACGGCAATAATCCTATCCTTGACCGCAGGGTTTTTACTATTTGCCAAAACTGTGAAACCAGCAGAGCGCAAAAGCGTTAAATCTGACAAGCTTGCGTTGATGCTTTTGGTCGCGCCGCCCGATGCGTCTGGGTATACCGTGATTTGATGCCCAGCGTATCGCTCCTGCAATATGCGTATCAGCGTCGGTGTATCGCGCACACCCGATAATTCATCCAGTGCCAGCGGGTCGTTATTCCGTATCACGCACACGACTGCGCTCATATTGTTGACGTTAAAGTCAACGCCGATGTGAAGCGGTTCGCGCTGTTCAATGGTCGCAAAGGTGATGTTTAGCTTGCGGTCAAATTCTGGGTATATGCTGCCAGCCGTCAAGTTGACAAATTCGCCATCAAGATATGCGGCAAGCAAACTGGCGCTGTAACTGTTCTGCAAGTTCTGGATGTAATCGGGTGGAAGGTTGGCGGCATTGTCGGATGTTTTGGCCTTATACAGCGCATATCCTTCAGCCTTGTTCTTGACCCAGCGGTCATAGACGAAGCGGAAACCTTCAGGCGTGGTGGCGACGCCAACTGTATTTCGGACAGGCTTGCCGCCGATGGTAAACGCCTTCTGGCGGTTACGGGCGATAATCTTGTTCCAGACGGCTCGTGCCTTTTCGATAGGCAGCGTATCAAGTTCATCGACAACGCTGTGGGCGACTTCGTAACCGACGATGCGGTCAGGTTGTTCCATGTTGCGAAAAATAATGCGGCCCAATTCCGTTTCCAGCACAGCCTTTTGCTGGTTCAGCTTGAACGGGATGCCGTTGCGCTCAAACAGGGCAGGGAAACGTTGAAAGGCGATGTCTTCAATCAGCGGATAGGTGGGAAGGTAATATGCGACATCCTGATAAGGGCAATATCGTTTCAGGCGCATGAGCCTTGCGATACCCGCAGCAGTCTTGCCAGAGCCAAAGCCACCGACGAACGCAGGGAATGGGTCTGTGCTGTATATGAAATCCTTTTGGCTGGGCGTGAAGGTCAAAGCCAGTCTTCATCCGTAATGGGCTTGAAGTGCATATTCACAGCCAGCTTGGTCGGTTCGTTATAGCCGTGCATGATGTTCAGTTCTTTGACCGCAGCCGTCATGCCTGTCGATGCTTTGGCTTCCAGCGCAATCCGGTATGCGCTTATCAAACCTTTTACGGACATTTCGCGTGTCCATAATTGCTTTTCAGCCATTTCGGCCTTTAATTCAGTAACTCTTGCCTTAACCTTGCCCTCGGCCATCATGATAGATGCTTTGGAATAAACAGTGGCATCCTTCATGCCGTCTGCATCATAAGCGGTGCGATATGCGTCTGCTTGCCCCATGCCATCAGCAATACATTGAGCGAACAATTCTTGTTTTGCAGTTAATTTCACATCAGTCATATATAAAAAGGTCTTTACATTTTAGTCAGTGCATTTACACAAAATATATAACAGGAGATAAACAAATGACAAATCTTGATACACGACAAACTTATTGCCTTGAAAATGCCGTTTATTTTACCGCCATTCGCGGTCGTATACCACGCAATCGCACAAGGGCGCAATTTGACACTATTGATGAAGCAATAACATACGCCCATGAATTTGGTGATGGTTGCACCATGATTTATGCCGTTACCGCTCGTGATTATTACGACCACATTATGAATGCTTGATTATTGGTTTGGCAAAAATCGGAATGAAAATGTTTTTGTTTTTTGTCGCAAACCACCTTTGCGGCTCATGCTTCCTCCGGGATTAAATTGACCGTTTTCCAGATTATTTGAAGCTTTCACAAACGACCAATGCTTGCTTTTGCTCATTGAACGGAAAACTGGGACGCTGCTAAATTTAGCCATTACGTCATACCCTTCATCGCACATAATTTGGCTGGTCAAATCAATGATTTTAATGCCAAGCCCAAAGCCAACATAATCAGGATGAATAACGGTGCGATTGCTGTGCATGATTTTTTTCGTGCCTTTGCGATGCGGCACATAATTTGAAAAACATTGGAACCCAATTTGCCTTCCTTCGAGATAAATCCCGAATGTTTCGTTGTGTCCTCCCGCCATTCTGTCGCTTAAATAATGATATTTGCTAAAATTTTTCCATGTATTTCGGTGGCATTTAGCGATTTCAAATTCGAGTTTTTCGGTTCGTTCGAAGCTTCGCCAAAGTAACCTCCGATTTTCATACGTTTCTTTATTGCAATCAATAACCCAATCTGGGTTCAACCAATCCGCAATGTCATAATGACAAGAAACCAAAACTATTTGCTTTTGCGATTGTCGCGCATATTTTTGAACGCAATGCGCCATCACTTTGGCTACGTTCCTGTCCACAACGGATGTAAATTCATCAATACAAACAAATTCACGCCCAGATGACATTTGCAACGCAGCTTCGGCCCGTGATTTTTGTCCATTCGATAAAGCGCCAGCGGGTTTGACCCAACACGGGATTTGCGACAAACCAATCCCAGTCAAAACATTTACGCAATCATCGTATGACATTGATGATGGGAATTGTTCAATAATTGGCTTGGATAAATCCAACATTTCGTCAAAACAATTTTCACCAAAAATTTCTTTTGCAAGGGTTGTTTTACCCGAACCCGACGCGCCAATAATCAAACCGACGTTGTAAGGCGATTTCAAATCTGCGCTTACTTCAAAATGATGCACCAATTTTTTTTCAATATCCAAATCGACTGATTGAGCCGCTTTGATACTGCGAAAACCTTTGGGTGGTTCGGAAACCAAATTCACTACATAATTTTGCATTCTACGCCTTCGCTTTCCGCTTTAACAAACCATTCTTCCATTTGCTGTTCGCTTTGAAATTTCATTAACATTTCAAATTCAAAGGCCGACGCAACGTCAGGCCCTTCATTTTTTGAAGGCGTTTCATCATTGAATAAATTGTTCAAAAAATTATCATCGAAACCCAATATGTCGATATTGAAATCATCCAATTTCAAATCTTCCATTTCGGCTTTAAGCATATCCATGTCCCACCCTGCATTCAGGGCAAGTTGGTTATCAGCTATCACAAGGGCGCGTTGCTGGGCCTTGCTTAAATGGTCAAGAACAATGACTGGGACTTCCACCAACGCCAATTTTCGCGCCGCCAATAAACGCCCATGCCCAGCAATGATTGTATCATCACCAGAAACAAGGATGGGGTTTGTCCATCCAAATTCTTTGATGCTTGCAGCTATTTGCGCCACTTGTGCATTACTATGGGTGCGGCTGTTTGCAGCATATGGGATTAAGTCAGCGACAAGGCGCTGTTCAATTTTGGGGTTGCTCATTGCCCCTTGTTATACATCCGTTTTCATTTTGGCAACTGTCGCATAATTACCCGACAAATTCTTTCCATTGCCAGTTCGCCCATTGCCGCATTGTGTCGCTTGACCATTCATGCTTGCGCCATTTGGCAAGCAGTGCTGCCTTATCCTTAACTGCGCTTCCCTTATAGCGTATCAGGTCGGTCATATAGTCCGTGGCAGTCATCATCGTCCTCGTCTTCAAAGGGGTCGTATCCTTTCAGCATGGCATCGACGGCAACGGAAATAGGCCCCGTGATGTTTACCTTTCCAGCTTCCATCTTGCGGATAGTGGTTGCACCTGTTGTTGGTGACAGGCGCAATGCGTCGGCCATGTCATTCAGGCTGTAACCAAGATAATTTCTTGCCAGTTTTAATTTCGATGGTGTCATTCCGCTGCTTCCATTTTTGCCATCTTCTGTAATGCATGAACGATGGTGCTATGGTCGCGGCGCATTATGCGACCGATTTCGGGAGTGCTAAAGCCCTGTTCACGGAAAAACTTTATACATTCGTGACGTATCTCAACCAGCACCTTAAACCGTCGTGGCCCAAGGATGTCATGCCTATCATATCCGTAATCGGATGCAATGTGGTCAATGATGGTCAGGTTTTTTTCGCGTGGTGTCATACCCGTTGTTCCTGCTCTTTAATGGCAATGGCTTCTTGGTAAATTTCGTTCCAAATGTCGTGGATTGTCTGGATGCGGTCATAGTGCAATGTGCGGTCAATGTTGCACTTTTCAGTGTTTGGGTAATCCCTGCCATTTGGCGTAGCTTTTAACAAAACTTCAATGGCCTGTTTCAAACGAACTATCGCCTCTAATCGCGGGTCGATAAGGTCATGTGCGCTAGAGCCATTGATGTTTAGCGTTGGGGTTATCATGCTGTTGCTCCTTTATCTGCGCTAATGGTTGGAGCCATTGAAAAGCGGCCCCAAGGCATAATTTGCTCAACGCCATCCCAAACCTTGATGCCGTAACGCTTGCCGTCCGTATCAGTTACAGTCTTTTCGGTGCGCTTGACGATACGAACACTGATAATCGTGTCGTAATCGCAAATGCTGCGAGTTGAATATGTTGTGTTAGGCTGAAACTTAACCATAATGTTTTTCCTTAATGGCGGGGTAGAACCCCTTGGTTGATGCCCTCTTATAAAAAAGGGTTCACACCATGTAAACCCCTTTTTTCATTTTTTGTGCAATTATTCTTCTTTTACGAAAATTCCGTCCATCATGCGGCCTTTGCGGTCTTTGATTTCGTGCCATGCGTGAACGACACATTCTTCAATTTCCAAATCCTTTTGCGCTGCCAAAATGGTCAGCACGACAAAAGCGTCACCGATGCTATCCATAAACTGTTCGTCTTTG